ACTATGTTTCCTTGATACATCACGTTTGTATCGCAGTCATCCAATCTCGCTACCGTAGTCGGGCGGTTGTGCTGTACCCGTTAGCTCATTCTATACAACGCGACTTGTTTACACCTTGATTGAATAATTTGTAAACAAGTTGTGGGTGCTTCTGTTTCATTGCAGAGCCACATCTTTGAGAATTTTTACATCAAGGGATTCGCCGCCATTCCTCATGGAGTAGTTCCCTGTTGTTATCGATGCTATGTAAGCCTTGAGTGTGTTTGAAGTTTGCCTTGATTGCCTAGCACTCATATTTTATGTCGAAAACTTTTTAGTCACAGAGAAACTGAGCTAGATAGTATGATGACATGGATACACCAAGGAAAACCGGTTGAAGAAATACCAGAAGGATATGTGGGATTCGTTTATGAAATCACCAACAATCAGACAGGTAGAAAATATATTGGTAAAAAATTAGTGGAGTTCAAAAAATCTCGTCCTCCACTCAAAGGCAGAACCAATCGACGTAGATACAAAGTGGAATCTGATTGGCGTGAATATTATGGATCTTCTGATGCACTAACAGAAGATATAGAAACATTAGGTCAGGAAAATTTTACTAGAGAAATATTATTTTGGTGCAAAAACAAAGCAGAACTATCTTATATCGAAGCCAGAGAACAGTTTGCTAGAAAAGTTTTAGAATCAGACGACTACTACAATGGACATATTCGTGTAAGAGTACATGGTAATATGTTTAAAAAACGATAATTTATTCTACAATATCTGTAAATGCATAAGAAGTAAAACCATTTTCTTTGGTTACTTTTAACACATTGTTCACACGACCTTGCAGTTCATCTCTGTGTGATATTAGGTAAATGTTTTTGTGACGTTCACGGGCAATCTGTTTTAAAATACCAATTGCATTTTCCACACCCGCTGTGTCCATACCTGAGTCAACCAGTTCATCAATAAACATGGTGTTGATGTTGTGATACAACATTTCCCACACATCTCTGAATGCCCAACACAGACTTAATATTAATCTGTTTCTTTCGCCTCTGCTCAAATTATCAAAGTCAAGATCTCTACCCAACTCTGTGATTTCCACAGTCAGGTCGGACAAGAATTTTACTTCGTGCGGCAGTCCTGTTTTGTCCAAATAATAGGCTAATCTTGTGTTAAGGTATGTCAAGTTTTGATCGATCACTCGCTTACGCACAAATGAATCTTTTGAAGTTAAGAGTTTGTATAGGAATTCTTGATGATCCTGCAGTTTGCGTAGATTGTTCATCTTGTTGTATGACAGTTCCTGCACAGCAGAAGTCTTCAATTCGTCTATTTGTTCTTGGTATGGGTCAGTTTCTACTGTCTTTTTTTCCAACTGTTCGCCTAGATATTCCACAGTGTTTTCATGCTTATAAGCCTGTTGTGCGGTGTCGTAATAAGTTTCCGGCTGTTCTAAGTCACCTATAGATTGTATTTTTTCGATCAGTTTAGTTTCTTGAATAATCAAATCTTCTATGTACTTTTCAAATTCTGTTCTATCTGTCTCTAATTTGCTGACCATGGCATGATGCTTGTCATCTTCCATGGCACCGCCGCATGTGGGACAGGTTTTGTTTTGAGTTTTTTCGATTGAATCCAGTATTTCTGTTAACTGTTTGGTTGACTGTTTGACAGCAGTTTGCACGGTGGCAAGTTCACGCTCCCAAGTGCGTTTCTTTTCATAATTTTCATTGTATGCATCTAGTTTTTTGTGTCTTTCAATTTCATCTTTAATATCGACCTTCATCAACTCTTCAAGTGATAGTGTAAGTTTTTCAATGTCTTCTTTTTGTTGTGCCCGCCAACCACGTTGACGAGTTTCCAGTGCATCTATAGATGATTGTATCTTTTCGTTGTTTCTTTGAATTTCATCTAATCTGATTTCTTCTTCTTTGATTACCTCTTTGGTTTCTTTAATTTCTTCTTTGAGAACTTCTGCTTTTTCAGACAGCACTGTAATACCTAATAGTTGTTCTATGATGTCTTTTTGTTCGTTAGCCTTCAATCCAAAAAAAGGCGGAGCATATGTGTGTAGTGCCACAATGTTTTGAAACATGATATGACTCATGCCTAATATCTTTGTGATGTCTTTCTGTGTTTCACGTGAATCGCCTTGTGCTTCGTCAGATGCTTCTTCTTCTCCATCTACGTAGAATCGTATCAGTGCAGGTTTACGCCCACGTTCTATTTTGTATTTTTTACCGTCGATTTCAAACTCGCAAGATACCAACATATTTTTTTCGTTGGTTTTATTAACTAAATTATCTCGCTTGATATTTGTAAGTGCATCACCAAACAGAGCAAATGACAGTGCATTTAAAATAGTGGTCTTGCCTGTGCCGTTTCTCGATCCTGCATCATCCCCGCCTAAATCAATGTTTTGTCCTAATACCAGGGTGAGATCTTGTCCTTCGAAGTTGATAGCTTGAGTGACATTGCCTACACTCATAAAATTCTTCACTGTCAGTGTTTTTAGTTTAATCATAAATTTTTATAAATCTCTAACAATAAGTTTCGATCATAGTGTTCCGAATCCACAGCCATCAGTTGTGAATGCACAATTTCATCAATTGATTCAAAAGATTGATTTAAGTCTGTGGAGTCGTATTGTGTGATATCGCGTTGTTGAATAAAAGTCATTTCTCTAAGAGAATATTGACTAGTAAATGTATCTTTGATGAAGTTCGATTCTTCGTAGGTTATTTCTGTGTCTATGTCTACACGCACATATGCTCGTTTTTTTAAAACAGATGCGTTATGCAGTATTTCACTCAGTTTGAGTGTTTGATAAACAGGCATTTTTGCCCAATCGTGATAAACAGGGTCTCCACCGTGTTCTAATACCATGTATCCACGTCTAAAATCATTGGCATCGGAATAGTTGTGCGGAAATGCGTTGCCGATGTAGTGAATGTTACCCTTCATCTGTCGTTTGTGAAAGTGTCCTGAAAACACATAACCGTGATGTGTTAAATCATTACTAGTCAACTCGTTTGTGTCAGGCATAGAAACCATAGCGTTCATAAGGAAGTGTGGCAACTCAAAGTGTCCAAAAACGTACGGCTTTGCGGGCATGTCCTTGAGTTGCTTCCATTCCTCTGACACCAACCACGGGATAAACGCACAATCCTCTGTGTGATATGGTTCCAGAATTAGGTTTAAATTTTTGATGTGTTTGGCAAATTCAATTGAGTTTACAGCACGAGAATCTTTATAATATAAGTCATGGTTGCCAACTATAAAATGGTTTTGTTCAAATGCGGCAGCTATTTTTTCTAAGTTTTTGAGTGAGTGTTGCAGTGTGGTGATGTTGATGGTGGCTCTTTGATGATGCCAGTCACCTAGGAAAATACAAGTTTCGCAGTTTTGTGATTGAGCGTGTTGTATGAACCAATCCACATAACGATCGCAGTCTTCGTTGAACTGGCGAGAGTTGCCTTTGTTGCCAAAGTGGATGTCAGCAAACACAGCCGCACGTTTAAAAGTTTGCATTATAGAAAGTGTATATTAAAAAAGAAGTTTTGTCTAGTCTTCAGACCCAAAGTCTTTAAGAGATCGTTCGGCTTTTTGTTGTATTTCCCATTCTAATTGTCTGGTATGCGAAGGCATCATTCCATTTTCGATTAGAATGTCATCTCGTAGAGATTGATTTTTCTTTTCTGTATTTAAAATTCTTGTAAACGAGTTGGTAATAGCTGCTGTATAATAAGCAAACGGATTGTCTGATTTTGATTCATCAAACTGTAAACCTATCTGACTAAGTTGCATGAGTGCTTGCCCTTGCATTTCGTCATTGTAGGTATAACCACGCCAGTTACCTCTAGTACCATATCTTTGTGTTAACAATAAAAACATTTTTGCTAGTGTGTTGGTCATTTTTCCGTGATCAACAGAAAATTTACCATTAGATAATCCACCTTGCCAGTGAGATTTGCCTACACAAATAAGTTTGTCGTTTTGATCATATCGCCAGTGTTGAAAAGGCGGAAAATTACATTTCATCTTAGATTCAGCAATGTTTTTTGGACTTATTTTGCGTTTAGAATTTGGTATATGATCAAATGTCATTACTCTAAAAACAACCTCGTGTTTTTCAATTTTTTTAGGATCTTGTTTTTCTCCTGTAAGTCTTTCAAGTCTTTTTGCTCTGTCTCTTTTGCCTTGTGCAATTGATCTGATGTTAATTTTTTCAACAGAAGGCACAATTATGTCATAATCACGGTCTTCTTCACGTAAAAACTCGCAATAAGTTGCTTTGCTGAGGTGTATTTCCTTCAGCATGTCTCGGTTGTTAAGGTATTTGATAGCCATATGTTTGTGTAATCTTCTTTCTTTCTTACACTTATTATAATATATGTAGTTAATTTTATCAATAAATATTTTTAATATGATTAAAAATTATCTTCAACAAGGTTCTAATTTTGTAAAAAAAGTAGCAGGCAAAGCTGGTGCAGTAACTGGCATTAAACAGGTAATAGGTTCTAGATTAGCTGCCGCTGGATTGCCTTTGGCTGGAGAATGGGGCAGACAGGAATCAGCATTATCATCGCAGTCGGGATCACCTAGTGCAACTAAAGATTGGGCAGTTACTATTACTACACCTGTGTTTGATGAACTAATGGCAGACTCAGATATCTTACAACCTTTATCTCAAGCAATGGGAGATACAGGCCAATCTATGAAAGGTATTAGATTTCCAGTGACTCCGGCGGTGTTTATGTCGCACTCAGCATCATACGATGCTAGAGAAGTTTTACATAACAATTATCCTTATTATGCTTATCAAAATTCTCGAGTAGATCAAATGACTATCAATGGCAGTTTTCCTGTGCAAGATACAAAAGACGGTTTGCAATGGCTGGCCACAGTGCATTTTTTAAGAACTGTAACAAAAATGTATTACGGTTCGGGCAATAATCAAGGCAATCCTCCTCCGATCTGCAAACTAAACGGTTA